TTAGGACAGTTTGTTTTTGATATCGGTTGGTAAGGCCTCGAGGTGTTTTTCAAGCACCATACGCAATTGTTTTGATGTTTTATAGCCACATAAGTGGGCAATGTGCTCTACTTTATAATCAGAATAGGTTAACAAGCTTTTTGCTTTTTCAATTCTCAATTTTGTGCGGTAATCTGCTATTGTAATGCCTGTTTGTTTTTTAAATGTACGCGTTAAATTTCGAGGGCTAACAAATACTAAATCAGCTAAATCATCAATAGTTGAAGGTTTTTCCAGATTTTGGATAATCCAATCTTGTACAGCATGAATTTTTTCATCCTTATGGTTTCTATTTTGCACATAAACACTTTGTTGTTCCTCTGTTGCAAGCCTTCTTTTATAAATAACTAATTCTTGTGCGACTTCGGTTGTAATTTGCTTTCCATGCCTTTCTTCTATTAGAAATAAAGCTAAATCAATACCTGTTATTACCCCGGCGCAAGTGTAAATATTATCAGACTTAGTAAACAACGTATTCTCTTCTATTTTTACATGAGGAAAATCCGCTTTCATTCTATCAATTAAATCCCAATGTATTGTACATGCTATGTTATTTAGAAGTCCTGACTCAGCTAAAAGAAAAGCACCAGTGCAAACACTGCAAATTGTTGATCCCTTTGATTTAGCTTTTAACAACCAGTCATAAAAGGATTTGTCTTCCTTTTGATAAGTAATTTTACGTGTACTAGAGCCAAAAATAAAAACAATATCTTCATTTGTTGGATTTGTTAGCTTAAAGTCATTTAATGCAGTAAGCTCAATACCAGAAGAACTTTTTATACTTGAATGATTACTGATGAATTGCAACTTATAACTCAATCCAAGATTCATTGCTTCTTCAAACACTTGTACAACCCCAGTCACATCAAGAATGGTTACTTGTGCGGGAATGTAAAAATAGACTGTTGATATATTCTCTTTCATTTGATTGTATTATCACTTCTATTTTATGGCAGCTAAACGACCACGCCAAATAAAATGGCCCGATTGGCGTGTGGTATATTAGCTTTCTTGATTTTGCCTCAGCTGGCGTGGGAGCCAAACTTCCAAATCCAAACAAAGCCTGGGCTGCTTTATGATGTCTTGTTAGGCAACGTTTTATTTATAATATTCAATTGTTCGAATGAATTGTGTTTTTGGAATGCATCTGTAAAATTTACCCTTTTAGTCCAATTCCCTTTTGAGTCATACGTGTACGTTGAAGTCCATGTTTTAGATGATCCATCTGGGAATAATCTACTTGACTCTATTGGGTTACCATATTTGTCAAACTTCTTTAAAAATACAGGAATTCTTCTCATTCCATATGGTATTCTACTTTCTTCTATATAAGGGGTACTACGAATGATGCAAATAATGATGCTCACACAAAAATAGCTCAAAGCCTTGGTGTATAAAGGATGACAACCACATACAGCCCAAAATTAAGCGTTTCGAAAGGTGATGATAGATAGAATAAGCATTGAATTAGCTTATAATTTTAAGCCTTTAAATTAAGACCATTTAAGCCCTGTTTAATGTATTGATATAATAAGGATAGCGAAGAAAACACAAAACGGCATTTCAGTTAAATCTGATGTGCCGTTTTTTATTACAAAATGCCTTAAAAACATCGAAAGGTGACAATATAGGTTACAAAATAGGTTACAATTTTAGTTTATGAAAATTACAATCGGCATTCTATTTTTGTATTAGACCTATTCAAACATGCGCAATTCCGAACTTAAAAAGAAAAGAGATAAACGAATGGTGGAGAAATTTCACCAACTATACGACATCGAACGTAAGCGTATTGATGACGTATTGCTCGATTTGTCCGAGAACTATTTCTTTTTAGATAAGGATTATATCTATAGCCGTATCTTCTACTGCAAAGAGAATTCTGCATACTACAATGAGCTGTTAGAAGCATCAAGTGATAAATAAAATTTAACCTTCAGGAATAATATATATTGGCTCATCATCCGTTACTGGTGGTCGCTCAATTGGCTCATTTGAAATTGTAACATCATTAACCGTGTTTTGATTAAACTCAGCTTGAGCACTTGCATCTTCAACATTACAATTAAATGATATACGGTAAAGATTACCTGAACCTCCTGAATCTTCGCGGCGCATATCTACACGGCGCATTGTTTGAAAGAAGTCGCCACTAACACCATGAAAACAAGTATGCAACTTTGTTAAAAGTCGGAGATATTCAGTAGCACTACTTTGATTGTATGAGCCTTGGTAAGTATCCCCAAATGTTTCAAAAAAGAAATACATATCAACCTGAAGGTCGCACTCCTGGACTAGAGTACCTAAGTCATTACACGCATTGGTATTGAAACCAATGAAAACCGCCGGTGTTGGAAATGGCAATTCTTCAGTTAGGTATGACACTTGTTCATGCCACAAGTCCACCCATTCTATTTCAGGGATGTTATCAGTGATGCGCTGAGCTATTTCATTATAAAGGTCTGTCCATGCTTCCATAATTCAACTGTTTAAATAGTGTTTAAACGTTTCTTAATTCTATCTTGACGTTGTTGTCATTGAATTGGGTTTCAATTTGGTTCTTTACAACATCACCAAACCATTGGTCAAAGTTCTTCATTAAGGTTTTACTATTGCCCATGAATTGATGTTGTGGTATTTTGATTTTTGAGCCAACAGGCTTTAAAGCCATCGCCCGGCAAAACATTGCTTTCTTTCCAAGTGAGACGTTTTTCTTATTCAATGAAACGGCTCCTCTCTTATTCGTTGTTACTCCACCAACGAACTCGTAATACTTTGCCCAAAAGTATTTCTTCATCTGTTCTGTTACGACAATATAACCGCCGTTATTGTGGATATCTGCATAATCAGAATCAGCTACAACAACTATACGTCGCATTGTGGCTGATTGCTTTTTAATGGAGCGCATAAGATTACCACGGTTATACATTGTTCTCTTTCCGGCTAATGGATTATTGGTTTGAGTCCAGGCTTTGAAAGATGCATCTGTAAAGCCGCCATTAACAAACGAATCTTTAAAAAACTTCACTGATTCACTGGCAGCGTAGCGAGAAGCATTCTTTTTTAACTCTTTAGCCATCTGCATAAATTCAGGTACCTTGTTTTTTCGTGCCATTGGTTGTATATTTGCAGTACAGAGCGAGTGTTACTCAATCTGTGCTCGAAGGTGTATGTTTCCGGCATACGCCTTTTGTTTTATTAATCAAATTTGAAATGCTCCATAAAGTTGTTGCTATTGACCTGCTTGCGCGACACCTTAATAGCCTTCTTACCTCGGATAATTATAACTTGCTTAATGCCTTTATTCATCTTGCTTTTGTTTGATAAATCACCGCGAAGCTTTCGGGCTGCAATAGTTAAATAGTTCTTTTCAGGTGCATGAGTTAAATCCAGTACTGCCCAACTACACTTTTGCTTGTTTGCTGCATAGATATTATTCTTTACAAAGTTTTTAGTGGATGTTGATAGCTTAGGATCGAAAGTTTTTAAGTCTGCTAACTCTACCGGCTTACCTATACCCATCTCAGGATTTTTAATGGACGTTTTGTTTGAGTTGTCAATATGCGGCAATATATACACATCTTTGTCCAGGGCTTTAGCTATAGTTTTAGCCGCTTCAATATTTAACTCTGTATCTGCTATATCTGAAAAGTCATTAACCAGTACTTTGTTGTCTCCAACCTTCATTGTTTGATTGTAAGGCATAAAGCTTTTCATTCGCTCTGTGTTATCCCGAATAACGCCACGATTCTTTGAGGCGATGTTTTCAAAATAGCTTTGCTCCTGGTTAAACACTTCTCCTGTTTGATGTGGATTGTTATGGAACTTAGCCCCTTTAATACTGCGCCCATCGGTTGGAGCTTCGTTAGTTTGTTCTAACCAACAGCGGCAACCGTGGTCAAAAGGCGGTAAGCTTGTCCAGGCTTTTACTGGTTTTACTATTCCATCGTTGGCGGCGTGGCTATCCCTTACTTCACTGTCCTTCATGGTGCGGTACTTCAGGTTGGGATAAATATCCACATCATCGAGGTAAGTTTGGTAATCCTGGGCAGAATGAACAGAACTATTACAAAAGCGAAGTTCAGTTGTCAAATAGGCTTCATTATGCTTTTGTACTATACCTTTGGCCTTGGTAATAAAATCATCTTTGCTGATATTGCCGCTGTTCAAAGTATCCAGTTGCTTCATAAGGTCATGAGCTTTAGCTCCGGCAAACTTTAGGAAGTTTTCCCGGAAGCTCCTAGTTAAACGCTCATCATAGTAACCTTTGCCCCATGCCTTTTCTCCTTCTTTGTTAAAAGCTGCATAGTTCTTTAATACCAAGTCATTATCTAAATCAGTAGACTTAACTTCACCGTTATAGATTTGATTAGCCAAACGCTCTATAGCTGCATCCCATGTGGCTGCGAATAATTCAAATGCATTTGGTACAACAGCATAAGGTGCATTACCTAGTTGTTTAAATCTTGCCTCAAGCTTTTTTTTTTGAGGGTCGGTATCTTCCGTTTGAGTTGGTGTTGTCAAACTTCGCATCCCGGTAATAGGCAAACCTGTACGGTTTTTTACTTCTTCAATATCAAAATCAAATGCAGTGGATAACTTTTGAACAGCATCAATGTAACCGTTGATATCCAACGTCTCCTGATTATCCCAAACCAATTTGTGAGTGGCAAAATCGGAGTAAACACTACTTAGTTTTGCCAATCGTTGACGGTATTGTGTGTTAAAATAATGCTTATACAAAAGTTTATCAGCTTCGTGCCTATCCTGAGCTACGCGTTCCTGTACTTCAGCTGAACCTACGAAGCTTTTTTCATCAGTTGTAGCTGTACCTCCCAACACGCGCTTACTCATCTCAGTATTGCAAATATCGGTTATTAAAGAGCTAAAAGAGAGGTGTGCATTGTTAGTAGTAATACTGGGCGTCTCAATTTTCTCATTACCCTGTAATACTGCAAAATGGTTTGATTTAAAATCAGACAACATATTAAATAACTCATCCCTGCGTGTATCATCCATACGTTCGGTTATGGCAAAGATTGGAGGTATGCCCAACTTCTCAATGTAGCCAATCCATGATCCTAACCCTAGTTTTTTAGCCAGTACAACCATGGCCAGTTCATTTAACATTCCAAGCTCCCAGTCATTACCAACCTGAATGTAAAAATCTTTGTATCGACCTTCGCGATAGCTTGTGCCTTTATCATCGTATTCATCCTCAACTATAATTCCTTTTTGAGCGATAAAGTTTGATTGCGGTATTTGGTCAACCTGGGCAAGTTCTCCGGTATCTGCATCGGTATAAAACATCTCAATTAAGGTAGTGCCCTGGAAGTTGCGGCCTAATGTGAGACGGATTAAATCATCATGCCACGGACGTTCTAATAGTTCCTTAAGAGCTTCGTTTTCTTCACCCTTCTCATTCACTATTTTATACGATGAACGTTGAACTCGTAAAAAGCGCGTATCAATCACAGATGCTAAATGAGGATCGAGCATCAAGCTTTTATAGAAACGCCCTAATTCTCCCCGGCGTGGATTGTCTGGGTCTGTTGCAGCCATAACCGCATTAGTCCAATCTTTTATTTCTTTACGCTTATAAGCTGTTGGCTCACGTTTCCACGGTGCACCTTTTTCACCACGTTTGTAATACTCAGCATATAAAGAGCTGTTTTTAATACGGCTTAAGATTGCTTTTTCTGCCGCACTTCCTAATCGTTGAACTATATTCTTACTCATTTAAATACTGTTTAAATAAAATTTTCGTCTTTAGTTGAGTTGCCATAGAATGGTTGACCTGTTGAGCCATCATACTTGGTGATTTTTGGACAATTAACCAGGTTAATTACTCCACTTTGAATGCGCTCTAAATCTTTGATTGCATCATCGTACAACTTTTGGTAATCCTCCGGCACTTTGCGAGCGGCATTTCTGCGAACGCTGCGATAGACTACAATACAAGAAAGAACTTGTACGAGTACACCGTTTCGAATTGGTGTGTCTTCATCAAATATTACATCGGTGTCGTATATGCCACTGATATAGGATATAATCAAATCAATAGCCTTTATCTCAATGTTATTAATGATGGTGTTATCTTCAATATTGGGAGCTGAGTCTAAAGCAATACTATCGTTCAATAAGCGTTCCTGAATAATGGTTGTTAAATCATCCTTGTTTACGTATTTCATGGCATTTCAAATTTGACTTTCATTTTACCTACTTTAAAAGACTTTTCACCTTTCTTCCTATTGCGGCCTCCAGGTGTACAATACAACTCAAGCTTTGCTATAGCTTGTTGGTCTGCATCCGGGCTATCATCATGTTCAGTCATGCCTTCCTCAACCGCACACAATTGCATTATTCCAACTTGTGTGTCCGAGTGACTTTTAAGCTGCTCATTGTAATAAATGCGTCCATTTTGATAGTAAGGCTGCATGGTTATCATGCGTTGGATTTTATTAGCCTTTGAACAATCTGCTTTCATTAAGTTTAGGTCAATATCTTGTTCTTCCTCTACTTCATCAATTGAACGTTGTACCTCACCATTCCAAAACTGACTTTCATACTGGCCTAAGTAATTTGCTACCTTATTTAATGACTTCTTATAATCGCACTGAAATTCAACCGCCTTTTTCATTAAGGATTGTTTTACATAGCAGTTAATTAACCAAAAGTTACGGCCATGAAGCCCCCATACTTTAACAGCATTGTAATCACTGTTCTCATTATCCGTGTAAGCAATATCCCAATGCGAAACAATCATCTTAAACTCATGCAAAGGAGGTAATGGAGCCCATTGTATTTGGTCTTCGCTAAAGTTTGCACCTTCAATTTTTGTTTCATGTAAATATTCGGCATAAGCTGCTGTTATTCCCATATCAGCCTCTTGTTCTCTATAATACTCTGCTGTATAATAGTCCCAAGCCGGTTCGTGAGTAACTTTATTGTAGGCTTTAATTTGGTGAACGACGTACTTTGGGTGTCTCTCCTGAAGAATGGTTTGTGTCATCACCCTTGAAAATTTGTTATTTGCATAAAGAAGCCTTCTAATGCTTCCGGTCATGGTAGGAATGATATCACGTTCTATCTGATCAGCTTGCTTGCGCATTCGTTTCGGATTGCTAATCGTATCAGGTGTTTCAAGGTCATCAATCACCCAAAGAGAAGGTCTACGCTGTTTTACACGTACACCACGAACTTTCTTTTTAATACCAAAGGCCATTCCGATAAAGCGTTGGTCAATGGTTTTAAAGTTTCCTATTTCCCAATCTCCTTCACACTTTTGCTCTCCAAAATCATTAATCAATAGCGGGTTTCCTTCAAGCTCTGCCTGAATATCAGCTAATAGCTCCTGAGCACGTTCTTTGCTATCCGACATGAGGCACATAAAAACATCCTCTCCGCGAATCCACAGGTGTAATGGAATAATAACGTTACACCATACTGACTTAGCTAAACCACGACCCCATTCAGCAAAACCTTTGAACAAAGGATCAGCTTCAACCATTTCCGAAAATTCTATTTGAAAATCGGCACATTTCGCCATCGCATAATGAGGCAGGTAAGTTTCGACCATATATTCAATGTCCTCCTTTGCACGCGCTATACGTTCTTGTTGTTCCTCTTTAGTCTCAAATGGATTGACATCGTTGGCTTTGCGAACAATCTCAAGCTTCTTTAAAAACGCTTCGGCCTTTTGCTTATCGGCTTTTTGTCTTGATGTTGCCATGCTTAACCTATTTCAATAGTTTTTTTACGTACGTGTGTTGATTGGAAGTCAACAGTTTTAGCCCATAAATCTTCATTATAAACCCTCAACGCGTTAAATATCTCATCCATCACATCAATGTAAGTGCCCAGTGTATAGGTTGACTTGTCAAGAGAAAGCAGAGTTTTGTTTTGTTTGCTCATCTCATCAGATAATGCACGAGCTTCTTTGCGTAAGCGTATTTCTTCTTTGGTATCACCTATCTTTTGCGCATCAAGTATTGATTCCTCTAGCTCCAAACGTTGTTGGCTCATAACCCTTAAAAGCTTCTTTAAATTATCAGCATCGGTACTCATGCATTGTTGGCGATTCTCACGTTCTTCTTTCCATTTAGCTTCCTTTGCCCAATTGCTCATTGTGGCTTCGGTAACATCCAGTATAACGGCTACCTCTTTTTGACTCATGCCTTGTACAACAACATACTCGTAGGCTGTACGCTTTAATTTTTCGTAAACTGCTTTTGATAATTGCTTTCTTCGTTTTTTGCTCGACATATGCGCTTCATTTTGTTACAAAGGTTGTTTGATTTACGCGCACGTAAAAAGTGGGCTTTTTTATACCACAAAAAACACCTCTTTAAAACGCTATAATTCTGTACAACACGAAAATTTTATAGTACAAAAAGGCATCATTTTATAGCCTCATAAAATCACTGAATCTTTGCTCATCGATTTACAAAATGTGAACTAAAAAACATGAGTAAAAATTTACTGATTAAGGTCTATGCTGAAGAAACAACCGGAAGGGTTGATATTATCGGCAATATCTCAGAATGGAATAAGAACAATGCCGTTGAGATGCGAAGTAAATGCGAGGAGCTTAAAGCTGCTGGCATTACTAAGTGTCACGTATATGAAATGACTGGCGGCGGAGATTGTTTTCAGGCCAATGAGATTGTGAATATTCTAATTGATGTATTTGGTAGCTATACCGGAGAAGGTGGAGCTCTTGTTGCAAGTGCCGGAACTTACATTGCAGTAAAAGCAAGCAGCTTTACAATGGCGAAGAATGGTCAGTTTATGATTCACAAGCCGATGGGGGGTACTCATGGAAACGAGACTGAGGTAGAAAACTACCTAGAGTTACTCAAGAACATGACTGTTACTTATTACGATGCTTACAAAGAAAAATTAAAAAAGCCGGAAGCCGATTTTAAAGCAAAATGGGACGGCGGTGATTTTTGGATGACCGCAGACAAGGCAAAAGAATGGGGCTTTGTTTCTGAAGTAAAAGGTGACACGAAGATAGACCAAACAACCGCAAGTATGATTAAAGAAAGCGGTTCGCCAATTGAGGCTAAAGTAAATATTACTCCCAAAAATTCTAATGACATGGATGTAAAAGCAACCGCTATTGCTCTTGGAATGGATGCCAATTCAACTGAGGAGCAAGTGAATGCGCGTATTCAAGCTAATGCGCAAAAAGCTGCCGGTTACGATGCCCTTAAAGCTCAACAAGAGCAAAAGGACAAAGATGACCTGGAGGCAAAAATCAAGGCTGTACTTGATGAAAAGGAAAATAAGAAGTGTATCAAAGCAGACACCCGAGCAAATTGGGATGCTTTGCTTAGAAAAGACTTTGAAGGAACCAAAGCTGTATTAGACAGCTTAACCGCTGTTGAAAAGCCTTTGTCTGCTGAAATTAAGCCTTCAGCTGATGGTAAAGGTGCAACTTACCAGGGCAAAACATTTGAACAACTACAGGACGAAAGCCCTGATGTGTTGGCCGAATTAGAGGATAAGAATCCGGAAGCTTACAATGCGTTGTTTGCTGACTGGAAGAAACGCAATAACGTAAAGTAAGGAGGATTAATAATGGCAGTTTTAACTGATGGTAACTGGCTAAACCAGTTTGTAGCTCCTCAACTATTGGTGGAGTTTAAAAATTACAACGATGATTTTGTTGGGGTGTTAAAAGCCGCTCCAAAATCAGCCGTTACAGCTGATGGGATTCGCTTTAATAAGCTAATTAACAACGTTGGTTTTCATGTTGACAACACTTCAAAGTTTGTTGCTAAAAAAATGGCAGGTAAAAAGACATTCGTTGAGTGGGAGAAGTATGATACTGAACCAACAGAGGTGGATGATGCTGAAATTCGCTATTTAAACTATGATAAGCGTTCTGCTGTCCGTGTCAAGCATACTGAAGCCTTTAAAATGGGTATCCGTGATCATATCATGTGGAAGCTTGCTCCTTCAGATAACACTAGTGAAGATATGCCGGTAATGCGTACAACCGGAGCTAATGATGGTACCGGTCGTAAGCGGATGACTTTTGCTGATTTGGTGAAGTATCTTGAAAAAATTAAGAACCTGAACTTACCAAACATGAATGAGTTATATATGGTTCTTTGTCCTGAACATGAAACGGATTTGATTTTAGACCGTGACAGTGCAGCATTATTTGCTGACCGGAAAATCTTCTTCGACGATGTAACCGGAAAAGTTAAATCAGTAATGGGTTTCAAGTTCTTTAGCAATAATGCCGTATTGGCATATGACAATTCTGGGCATAAGTTAGCTAAAGGTGCAGTATTAACATCTACTGACCGTCGTGCTTCATTATTCTTCTATGCGCCTAACACTGTTAAGCACATTGAGAAGGTTAAAATCCTTTACAAACCGGAGACTCAAGATACAGAGTCAGCTGACCCAAAGTCAACTTTCCGTACTCAAACTTACGGTATGATTGACCGCATTGAAGACTACGCAGTAGGTGCAATTGTCAGCGGTATAGTATAAAGTAAACCCCGCATTGCGGGGTATTCTTTCACTCTTAAATAAAGTACAGTGAAGACAAAAAGCAAAGAACAAAAGAAGGCAATAGCAGCCGATATTTTTGGACGTTATCCAAAAGCTCAAAAGGTTGCAGTAACATCGGATGGCATGGCATTTATTACCGATGAAAATGAGATTGCTGTTAAGAATCATGCCAATAAAAATCGTTACGGCAAAGAGCTTACTATCTCTCATTTCAGACGTGACGAGTTGGAGGAAGAAGTAAAGGCTTCGAAAAAGGCCAAAACGACTCCTTCAAAGGGAGATGACACAAAAACAGCTAAGGAATTGATTGCTGAAATTGAAGCTGCAAAAGAGGTTAAGGCTGTTGAAGCTATCCTGAAAGCTGAGAACAATGGCGAAAAACGCAAAACTGTTCTTGAAGCAGCCGAAAAACGCATTAATGAACTTAAAGAAGCTAAGTAATGAGCTTTAAAGGTGCAAGTATAAATAAACTAAACGGCGGTCTCGGACGAACATCTGAGACCGACCGTGTTATTTGTCTTATCGGCGGTATGACACTGGTAGGTGCATTGGCTTATAACACTAAGTATGAGCTACTGGATATTGGTACTGTTGAGGACATGGGAATAACAGCTTCGACTGATGACACTAACGCTGAGTTAGTTCATTATCATTTGTCGGAGATGTTCAGGCTCGCTCCGGAAAGTAAGTTCTATCTTATTCCGGTTGATAAAACAAAATCTGTTGCTGACCTGGTTGCAGACGATGCCTTAAAAGCAGCTATTCGCTCTATTAAGGATATCAATGTTCTTGGATTATCAGGCATATCTACCATGGTTGCGGATGGTTTAACTGAAGCTGTGGCCTTACAAGGTTTGGTGGATGATTTCGCAAGCGAACACATACTAATTGACGGCATTTTTGTTGAAGGTGTTGGGGCTGCATTGCCTATGGCAGTAACAGCATACCCCGACCTGAGAACAATAACCGCTCCGAATATCAGCTATGTGGTGGGACAAGACCCGGCTGTTGCAGCTCTTAAAACAGAATACGCCAAACGTGCAGGTTTAGGAACTGTACTGGGTTCTGTTGGGGTTCGTGCCGTTCATGAAGATTTGGGTTCTGTAGACATTGAGCAAAAACCACGAACACGGCGCGGTGAAGAAAATTACTCATTGAGCAGTGAGAAATTGGGCTATTGGCTTTCAGCCGCTTTGAGCGACGGTACAGCGTTTAGCACACTGTCTGAAGCTGAACAAAAGAGTCTGACCGCAAAAGGTTGGATGTTTGTTGGCTCATTTGCTGAGTATCCAGGCTTTTATTTAAACGGTTGTCCAACAGCTGTAGATAAAGCCAGCGATTACGCTTATTTCAACTTCAATTGTATTTGGAATAAAGCCGCTCGCATTATTTGTAAAACATTGATTCCACGTGTACGCTCTAAAGTGCCCACTGACCCAACAACCGGTCAACTTAAAAGCACATGGGTGTCAGGTGCTGAGCAATCAGTAATGAATGCCCTGGAGCCAATGGAGTCAGCCGGTAATATTGATGGTAAAGATGTTTACATCAATCCTGTTCAGGCAATTGGCGAAACAACACCCCTGAAGGTTAAAGCTCAGGTAGTAGTTGGTAAAGTTGTGCATGAGTTTGATGTAGACCTTGGTTTAACTGATAAAATCTAACACATGTCAACAGCAAGCACAATTATAAACAAGTTCGGCAAAATGGCCGGATGGAACTCAATTACTGTTAACATGCTTGGGCGTGACGTTGAGGCTATCAATGAGCTTGAGTATGATGATAATGTTGAAATGGAGGTCGTTCGTGGTCAGGGCATGTACCCTATTGGCTACAGCGAAGGAAATTACGAGGCCAAAGCTTCAATCTCTTTATACAATGAAGAGTGGAATGGCCTGCAAAAATCGTTGCCTCCTGGTCATGGCATGCATCAGATTGCTCCTTTCCCCATAGTGGTGGAATATGAGTACGATGGATTTAAAATCAAAGATACGTTTGTTGCCAAAATTAAAGGCCGTGGTATTGCCGTTAAGCAAGGTGATAAAACCATTGCTTACAAAGCCGAATTATTGGTATTAGGCAAGATTCTTTGGAATGTTTAATCACAGTTTAAATACTTAATTTAAGATGAAAAATACTATTAAAATACTGCTAAGCCTTACGGCTCTATTTATTATCACAATCACCGCTCATGCGGTATCTCATGTTGAACTTAATACAGCTGTTCAGTTTGTAAAAGAGAATGGTGAAGCACTGGCAATGGCTCCTATTATTGTGAGTTCAAAGATTACTCCGGAACTTATTCAACAGCTCAAGGTCAAACATGGCAAGCTTAAAATCATTACCGTGGTTGTAGAGGCTCCAGTGTATGACGTTGACCAATTGACTCAGCAGGATAAGGCTAATATGCGCATTTTAAACATTGACCCGGATGTTGTGGGTAATGAAAAGCTATCGCTTGAAAGGCGTTTAAAACCACTTGAGAACCTGACTCGGTTTAAGGATGATAAAACTAAAATTGAAGCAGCTAAATCTTTAACGCATCTTAATGGTACTGTTTTAGAGGATGGTGAGCAATATCAATTCCTTGTCAAACGCCCTGATAAGGGATTGATAAAGATGCTTCTTCCATTAGCTCAAGATGGGAAGATAGATGACTTCGCAGAAAAAGCTATTAAAAACCTTGTGGTAGACGGGGACATGGATGAGCTTGATGATGGCATAGTCTTTATGGGTGTTGTTACCAAGCTCAAGGCGATGATTTCCCCGGCGAAATCTTTTTTATCAAAAGCGTAGAGAAGCATTTAATTGATGATAAAGACTTTATTCGGTCGGCTGATGCCATAATCCGCAAGGAATATGGCATCGACCCCGACACACTGGATGAAGATTCCTGGTGTAAACTCTACGCCGAACATTTACACCTCAATAAACTCAAGCATTTAAATATGAAAGCGGCCTTTATGGCTGCAATCTCAGAAATATTCAAGCAACATGGGGACAACAACACAGTGGATACTTGAATTGGTGGATAAAATTACCTCACCAATGAAGGGCATCGTTAGCGCAAGCGATGAAGCCGCTGAAGCTGTGGAAGGTGTTGGTGGTGCTGCTAATGATACAAAGGATGAGCTTGAGGAAATGTCAGCTATTGACTTGTATGCTATCAGTGATGCAGTCAACAATATAGCCGATGAGTTTAATAAAATTAATGAGCCTGGAGCAGCTTTTAATGCTCAATTGAAAGAACTGGAGGCCATTGCCGGTATTAGTGGTGATGCCCTGGAGGAAATGGGCGATAAAGGCCGGGCTACGGCTAAAGACTTTGGCGGTGATGCTTCCGCCATGCTTGAAAGTTACAAGGGTATCCTGGGCAAACTCGGTCCTGATATTGCACAAAACAGCGATGCTCTTGATTTGATGGGGCGAAACGTTGCCACATTAAGCAAAACAATGAAAGGTGATGCCGTTGGGGCTATGAATGCCTTAACCGGTTCAATGCTTCAGTTTGGTTCTGATGTCAAAGACCCGATGGATATGGCACAGTTGATGACCGAACAAATGAACATCATGGCCGCTGCATCCAAAGAAGGTTCTGCTGAAGTACCGTTAATTGCACAGAGTATTAAGCAAGCCGGTAAAGCTGCTGATAATGCGAAATTGTCTTTTGCCGAAACCAATGCTGTTATCCAGGCAATGGGTAAAGGAACAATTTACGGCTCTGAGGCAGGTGTGGGTTTTCGCAACATGTTGGGCAAAATGGCCGGTACAGATGTAATACCAAAAGCAGCTCTTGAGAAGATTGAAGCTTTAGGTATTAATTACGATATCGTATCGGACAAATCACTTCCTTTTATTGACCGTTTAAAGGAGTTGCAAAAAGCTCAAGCGGATGCAACCTTGATCGCTCAGATATTTGGAACTGAGAACCAAAATGCGGTGAACACTATCCTCGACAACATTGAGTTTGTTGAGGAGCTTCAGGGGAAGATTATAGGAACCAACACCGCCACCGAACAGGCCAATGTAATCATGAGTGGTTACAACGAAACCATGGCACGCACAAAAGCTTGGTTTAATGATTTGGCCATTGGCATGTTTGATGTCACTTCGAAAGTTACGCCTTTTGTTGATGGTTTGGCCGGTGCTGTTACAGTATTCGCAAATATGGCAAATGCTGGCAAAGGACTTAAGTTGTTATTTGCCACTTTAAAAACAATGCCTGTAGTTGGGAAATTGGTTACCTGGGGAAGTACACTCGCCTCTAGCGGATTCACAATGATGAGTACGGCAGCTAAAGGCCTAGGTGTTGCTATTATGAATATTCCAATCATTGGTTGGATTGCTGCTATTGTAGCCGGGTTGATTGCTTTAGGAGCTTACTTTTGGAAGACTTCAGAAACCTTCAGAAAAGTACTATTGGGTGTATGGGAGTTTATTAAAACCGCATTCACCGGCTACTATATGTTTATTTGGCAAATACTCCAGTCGATATGGGATTTGATTAAAAAGGTTTTCAATCCAAAGAACTGGTTTGATAGCGAGTTTAGTTTCAAAGATGCTTTTGCTGATGCAATTGGCGGCATTAAAGACGCAGCTGTTGAGTATGGCACTGCAATGGGTGAAGCCTATGCCAAAGGAGCTGCTAAAGGTGCAGAAAGTTGGCGCAAGGATAACCCAGTAGATGATCCGGAACTTAATCCTGATGGAAGTCCAAGTCCTGTGAATGCAGGTGGTATTCCAATTGAAAAGGTAAGTCCGGTTCTATCACCTACCAAATTAACAAACGGCGGTTCTTCAGCAAAGTCAAAAGGAGGCTTGCAAAGTTCCGGAGGTGGCTCTATCAAACAAATCACTCAGAAGGTAGATGTTAAAAACTACTTTACCATTAGTGCCGGTGCTGACAAAAGCGAATTTGAAGCAATCGCCGAAAAATTAGTAAGGGCAATCAATGATAAACTTAGCGACAGTATGGTCGCTACCAGTATGTAAGTATGACAGATTTCAAAGCAAACATATCAAACAATCGCGAGGCCATTGACATTGGCTATGTAGGCAATCTATTAAGCGAGGTTTACCACGTTGAAACGCCTGTCTACTTACCCTGGTTCTTTGAGTACAAAAAGAAGCTAGCTGCTTATAACGGTGTTGAAGTTGAGGAAGAACTGGAGTATGAAAATGCACCTGTTCGTTATGGTCAAAAATCGTTTGGTGCTTTTTGGTTAAAAGGTGGCCGATATCTCAGCTACGATTATAATGGTGAATTGGTGGAAAAGGAATACAGCGATTTGTTGATGCCGCTGGCTACTATGGTTGATTTTTCACGGCCAAAGATTGTAGGTAAAACTACAACTAACATTGGAACTGTCAAAGAAATATACGGTTTGGATGATTGGACTATCTCAATTAACGGCATTATTCTGCCGGATAAGTACAATCCTTACACACAGCAGACTGTAGCCGAACAAATGGATGCTTTACAGCAGTTCCATGAGATAGCCGGAAGCGTTGAAGTGGAAGGTCAGATATTCGCCCAACGCAAGATAAGCCGCATTGTAACAGAGGATATTGAATTTAAACCTGTACAAGGTCGCCCGAATATGATGCAGTTTAGCATTCCGGCAATTAGTGATGAAGATTTACTATTAACTGATATTCTATGAGCACTTACGCGCAATATGGTGAAATAGTATTTCCGACTCATGAAGGGCGGCAGGGTTTTAGGATTCGTCGCTTTAGTGAGTGTACGATCGAAAGCAGCTGGCAATCATTGACCGATACTGCTGAGATTATTACACCGCGAAAAGTGAAGGACTTTAACCGGATGAAAGTAAGTGAATGGTTTCGCGAAGGTGATCCGGTTGAAATATGGCTTGGTTACGATGGTAATCTTGACCTTGAGTTCTCGGGTTATGTGAGTAAGGTGCCGGCCGGTATTCCTTTGGTGATTAGTTGCGAGGACGAAATGTACAAGCTGAAACGCCAAACAGTAAGTGTGAGCAAACAGAATTGTACGCTTAAAGAATTACTCGAGCTTATTGCTCCAGGCTATAAAGTAGTTTGTCCTGATGCTCAATTATTGGGTAATGTTCGCTATTCCAACATGGCCTCGAGTCAAATACTGGAGGAACTAAAAAAGAAAGGCATTCACAGTTGGTTCGAAGGTAAAGAGCTTCATGCCTTTAGTAAGAGCAAAAGCGAATTAACCCCGGTGGATATTCTACTGGAGAAAACAGCCAGTGATAACCTGAAGCAAAAAGCCATTGAGGATACGATGGTCATTATTAGCCTTATTCGCAAGAAAGGCAAAAAGCTGAAGGTTGAGTATGGAGACAAAGGAGCCGGTAAACGATTAACCAGGGAACTAAGTGGTATTGAAATAAGCGAGGCTGAAATGAAGCGTGAAGCTGAGAAGATTTACAACGAAGCCAAACAGCCGGGTTTAGATGGTGATGTCACGCTCTTTGGAGTGCCACGTGTACAGCATGGCATGAAAATGAAATTAAGTAGTGTTCTCTATCCTGAAAAGGATGGCGTGTATTACATAGATGCGGTAACAAAAACATATGCACCTGGAGAGTTCAGGCAAGCGTGCAAACTGGGAGATATGGCTGTATGACTTTAGTAAGCGAGTTAGACAAGTTTGGACAGCTGTTTAAACAACATTTAAACAGTAGTGTGAAAGCAACCTTACGATGGGTAACAGCAACGGCTGTTAACTGGGATGAGCAAACTATGACCGCCACCGATAGCGATGAACTGGAGTACTTTGATGTGCTATTGGGTGTGACCACTACAGCTGTTAAACCGGTTTTAAATACCGACTGCCTGATAGCAATAGTTGAAGGTGATGAGGCAACAGCCTTTTTGCTTTATGCCGATGAAGCGGAGTTAATTCAATTCAACGGCGGTTCCAACGGCGGCTTAACTGTGACACCTGAATTAAAAACACAGTTAGATAAGCTTACTGCTCGTGTCGATGGGATTATAGATGCGGTTAATGGTGCACAACCATCTCCTTCGCCTGATGGTGGAGTTGCATTGCATAATACCATGAAAGCAGGCTTAGCATTGATAACAGACAAGGAAAGCTTTGATAAGATTGAGAACAAAAAAATCACACACTGATGGACGGTATTTTGATTGATAAAAACTATGAGTTGATGATTAGGCCAAAGCTTGACAGTAGTGGTAAAATCGTTAGCGGTTTGGTAGTTGGTGACAATACCGACCAATGTGCAGCACTGGTTTTGCAAATGAGCCAAGGGGAACTAAAAGAAGACCCGCTTATAGGCGCAGGCTTAACCAAGTTTATCAGAAGTAAATACAGTCAGTCGCATGTTGATCAACGTATTCGTTCGCACTTTACACGTGCTGGCATCAACTACGAAGAATATAAAGATCGAATTAATATGAACATTAAAACTGAAGAATAATGTTTGGATTTAGTAACAGAAGCTTAAAGCGGCTTGAAGGGGTAAACCCCAAATTGATTGAGTTAATGAAAAAGGCCATAGCTCGGAGTCCAATAGATTTTGGCATTCCTACTGATGGTGGCAAAAGAACCGCTGAGCGACAAAAGGAGCTATACGATAAAGGGGTTAGTAAATGTGATGGTACAGCTACCAAAAGCTATCATCAGAGTGGAAATGCTGTTGATGTTTATGCCTATGTTGATGGTAAAGCTAGTTGGGATGTTGAGCATTTAGCCATGATTGCAGGTGTCGTGCTATCGGTAGCTGCTGAAATGAATTTGAATGTTCGTTGGGGAGGAACATTTGGGAGTCGAGTTTTTAAAGGTTGGGACAGGCCACATTTTGAAATTAGAGATTAACACAATGAAAACAATAGTAATAAGCATTAAGAATTTCATCAATAAAATGATGAGTGGTAATAATGACACTAGTCATAAACGATTAATCGCTCTTTTATCATTCCTGGTATTGGTTGCAATGGTAGTTGTAAAAGCTAAAGGGGGGCAAGTTGACAGCAACTTGATATATGTTTTTGCAGCCTTAACCGGAGGGCAAAGCGCACTTTCAGTAATTGAAAAGTTTAAGAAGTAACATTAAAATACCTCACACATGGAACTCGTAAGTCTTATTCTCAATCTTGTCTTAGGTGGTGGCCTCATCGGTTCACTGGTGACTTTGCGTGCAACAAAGAAGAAAGCCAGTGCCGAGGCCAAAGCCTCTGAGCTTGATAATGTGCAGGAAGCAATAACCATTTGGCGCGAAATGGCCGAAAACCTGCGCAAAGAACTGGAAGCCTCCAGAAAAGAAAATGAATTGGTGACTGAGCAAATGCGAAAGGAAGTTGAAAGCTTAAGACGTGCAGTTTCGCGTTTGACATCAGTCAATAACAAAATGGTGAAGCTCCTGGATAAAATTACTCCAGAGAACCTTGATTCAATGGTTGAACAAATTAAAAAAATTCACAATGAGAACTAATTGTAAAATTATTGCTGTTGCAATGCTCGTGGCTATGTTAGTTGTGACCGGATGCAAAACAGTGAAGGAAACTGTACAAGTGAAAACCGATACTGAAGTCATTCAAAACAACGATGTGCAGATAGCAACTGATAGCGTTAGCCAGGTGAAAGTAAATAATGTAATTGAAGATAAAACAGAGCTGAGTGACAGCCTAGTCGTTAATGAGGTGACGGTTGTCTTGAGTAAACCTGATTCAACCGGCAAGCAATACCCGGAGCGCATTACTTACAAGGAAACAACTAAGGTAAACAACACAAAAAAGGATGTCAGACAGTTTAAAGATTCTTTGAAATCAACAGACTTTAAGCAATTACATACTGACCAAACGGACTCTAAATCCAGTACGTCGGTTGCAATCGACTCGAAAACCAAGACAAAGAATCCAAATCCTTTTATATGGCCACTCCTCTTATTGAGCGTTGGTGTGTTGATTTTCGCATATCTCATTTTAAAGCGTTTTGGCTTTATCAAATAAGAAAATAGTATTCACACACGAGTAAAAGGGCTTCAATTCAATTTAAACAGTATTTAAACGGCAATTATGGCAAGTTTCAAATCAAGCGAGCGACAAAGTTTATTCGATGTGGCAATTCAAAAGTTAGGTTCACCTGAAGCTGCTTTTTTATTGGCTATGGAAAACGGCTTGTCTCTAACCGATGAGTTGGCTCCTGGTTCGTCACTTGAATTACCTGACCAATGGAATAGTAAGGTTGCCGATTACTTCAGTAAGATGAATGTCGCACTGGCTACATTTGCAGAAAGCGCAAGTTCACAAAATGAAAACATAGAAGTCATCTACTGGAGTAATGACCTGAAGCGACAAACAGGCGTGCGTGTAAGTGAGAAACAAAGTCTGTTTGATGTGGCCATTGAAAAAGGCGGCAGCTTTGAATCAGTAATTGAACTGGCCATACTTAACGGCCTTTCAATTACCGACAGTCTGACTCCAGGGCAGCAACTCGAATTACCATCCGTGATTGATAACGATGTAGTGAATTATTACTCAAGCAAAGGCATAGTGCCTGAAACTACCAGTACCGAAGCTGATGATTCAGTTCCTGTACTAGAAGGTATCGACTACTGGGCTATTGAAGTTGATTTTATAGTAAGCTAACACATGGCAAGAACAGTAACAGAAATAAAAGCAGGAATAACCACCGACTTTATGTCCAATGAGACCATGGCCTCTTATTATGGCTTTGCTGTTGGTGATGATTTTGATAGCAAGTTTGCAAAGGTAAGTTTTGAAAGCATCCTTTTTTACATACTGGCATCGGCCATATTTGTATTGGAGTCGCTATACGATACACTAAAAGCCTATGTTGATGCTGCGCTTAATGCGCGTTTAACGCACAACCGCCAATGGTATGTTGACCTGGCTAGGGCTTTTCAGTATGGAGACACCATCAATCCACTTACAGGAAAGTACGATGTGGTTGATGAAAGCAAACAATTAATTGACTATGCAGCTGTTGATGAGATTAACGGCGTGTTGTTTATTAAAGTGGCTCGCCTGGTTAATGGTGAGTTGGCTCCTTTGAGTGCTGAGCAAATAACAGCCTTTACGGCCTATATCAAGGCCACAAAAGACGCAGGTGTTGTAGTTAATAACATTAGTGAGGAAGGTGATGACGCTCGATTGGTCATTGATATTTGGTATGATGCCCAGGTGTTGAATGCCGATGGAACTGCCATTGATGGAAGCGGCGAACCGGCTAAAGAAACAGTACAGAATTACCTGAAGAACCTGCCTTTTAATGGAGAGTTTACCATACTGGCCTTGGAGGATGCTTTACAGGTGACAAGCGGTGTTGTTTTACCTAATACACTATCCGCCGAAAGTAAATACGCCAATAATGATTGGAGTGTGATTGATGCCAAAGTGAAGCCCTATGCCGGTTATATGGTGGTTAAAGATGAAAACCTAACGCTTAATTATCGCGCTTATGATGGAAATTAACTGGAATAGGTTTGTAGTACTGTTGTTGCCATTGCGCATGCGTGTGGCCACTGTGTTTAGCTTTATCCGCTCAGTACTGGCTCCTGTTGTGTACTTGTTCAACTTACTTCAGAGTTATGAAGCGGACATACGATATAAGTTGGCTCATACTTCGCAAGTGTGGTCAATTGAAGCAGTGCTAAACGATGCCTTCGACATATCACTCCGCCGCATTTACATAAGCGATGCTGGTGGTGCAGTTGTCACAATTATCAACCGCGATACCGATGGCAATGCCTTAATTATTAATCGTGACAGCGATGTTAACCCACTAATCATTCATAACGACAGTGCCTACTTTGGTGGCTCTTATGATTTTATAGTAAACATACCATATCAATTCAGCGAGGCCGATATGTACCGGCTTAAAGCCTTGGTGGATTATTACAAACTAGCCGGTAAACGATTTGATGTTGTTGTAAATATTTAA